AGTCTTGGCGCTATTACAGTGCTGACTCGTCTGAGGTCGCCGAAATCGTCAACCACGTCGACTTTCTTATAAACACACTCCGGATGTACTTCTGAAAGGAGATAACTCCAAGCAGGATAAGTATTTAACTCTCTGGAAGCCCAGAGAGCATCACGTGTGCATTCAGGCAAGGACGTTAGTTTGTCCATAATTGTTATGAACTGCCCAACGTTCGCTGACGTAGCCCCCGGCCCGAAGCGCGGCTTTAGCTTACTAACAGACGGACACTCGCCCAAAATTTGCTGAATATCACGCTGAGCATTCGACAGGATTGACGTTATCTGGAATGATAACGGTCCATCGAAACTCGGCGTGTCAGTTGGAATTCCAAAATGAGCAAATTGCGAGATACGTACTTTTGTTTCGGCGCAAGCACGCTCCGACGCATAGAACGATTCAACCGCGGCTTGCCGCGTGTCGAAAGATGTTGGTAGACCAGCCGTCTTCTTAAGAAAGGAGACTGCTATATAGTCCGACCTAAAAGCATCGGCGTTCTCATAGTCGTTCGGGTTGACGGTGCGTTTGACAAGTTGATCAAACTCACCGTACTTGAGAAGCAGGTACTGACCAAGTGAAACACTGGTACCTAAACCTTCAAAGAGTTTGAAGGCAACGGAAGTAACTTCCTTCATTCGGCTTACTCCTTATACTGCCGGAGAAAGCGTCTTGAAGTAGTCCACCAGCTGAGGGTCCTTGAACATATTGCTCAGGAACGCAACAGCGTGCAGACGGTCGGCCTCTTCAGTCGTATCCGGAATGGTGGCGTTAACCTCCACCAGGATCTGATTGATGAGAACTGGGCCCCTTACGGGATCCAGACCGACCTTGGGCAGTGTGACCTTAAAGGCCAACTTGGTGCTCGGACTCCCGTTCGCACGACGCAGACCTGCGTCAATGCGGCGGTAACCGATAGGAGTACCTGCTGAACGATCAACCCACTGGGCTGGTTGGGTATCGCCAGCGTAAGGACGGTTGGCAGTGAAAATGACGTCTACGGGCGTAGCTGCGCCATTCTTAAGAACGAGTTGAGCTTGATTCATAGAGCTCTACCTCCGAAGGAAATTAACGTCGACCTCTAAAGACATCTCTAAGCAAAGCCAGAGAGTCCAAGAGCCGTTTGGCGTTTAGGCCATTTTGGATGAATGGATATGAAGGTGTTGGTACACCTCCTACCACTCGTTTCTTGACGCGGACGTCGCACACAGACAGCTGCTGAATACGTGTCTCAGCTGCCGCCGGTAAGCGACCGTACACCCATTTATATGTATAGTTGGAGTAGAACTGCGCACTCCGTCCACGCATAGTAATGGTGTAGCTTGCATCCGAAAGGGTGACGCCTGCAAAGGAGTCAAGATCTTCCAGATAATCCCCTATAGGGAGGAACCAATCAACCACGAAACTAAGTGGGACTAGCTCCCAAGCAACAAGTGCCGGGTTAGTCAGACCGTACTGGGATGCTCTTACCAAATTAGGATTAGTGACCGTTACTTTAGCAGTAATGGTACACTTTTCCTCATATTTAGTGAAAGCGCCATGAACGTCCTGATAACTACGTCGGACAGTCACGTACGAGTCCGCCGGAGGGCGGGCCCGAATCGCGTCTATGGTGTCATGGATAGAAGAGTACAAAGGTA